GTGCGAGGTGACGCAGCTACCGCGGTTCGTGGTCCGGGCGAGGTCGACGTCCAGGGCGCGCATCCACTCCGCCCACTGATCCCGCGTGGCCGTCAGATCCAGCTCGATCGTGCGGAACGTCGGGTTGTACCGGGCGTCGGCGTGCTGCGCGGAGGCGAGGGTGACGATGTCGGCGGTGTCCTCGGATCGCATCGTGGCGACGGGGTTCTCGCGGAGGGCCTGCGTCGGCGCGATCCGCCGCGTAATCCCGTCCGCTTCGGCGGGCCGCTCGTACTTCGCCAGCCGTGCCCGCAGGGCGTCCGCCTCGGCGAGCAGCGCGACCGCGATCTCGTGCAACGCACGCTCGGTGCCGCTGTCGTAGGTCGCCGTCGACCACGTCTTGGTGCGCTCGCCGTACTGCGCCAGCCGCACGCGGGCGACCTCGGGCGTCATCGGCAGCTCGGCACCGGCCGGTACCGGAAGGGCGCCCTGCTCACGGACCGCATCCGACGTCTCCGCCATGCCGGTCAGCAGGTCGGCCGCCCAGTGCTTCCCCGGCGTCGTGGCCCACAGCATCCGGTCGTTCTCAGCGACGATCGCTTCGGCACCCTCGCGCAGCACCGCAGCACGGACCTTGTGGTCGATGGGCTCCGTCATGCCGCCACCGCCTGGCGGATCTCCGGCATCATCTGCTCGTCGTCGGTGACCAGCACCGACACCAGCACCGTCACCGGTGGGAACTTCGGCAGCTCCGCCTCCGTCGCGGTGCGCAGGGTCCATACCTGCACCCCGTCACCGGCCCGCGCCACGGTGATGGTTCCGCCCCGAACCTCCAGCCAGTGGGCCAGGGTCTCCACGTCGGTGGCGAGGATGCGCACGGCGTCCGGGGCCGCCTCCATGCGGGCGCCGGCCGGGAGGCCGTAGACGTCTCGACGGAGAGGCGGTTGCGCTCCAGCATCTGCATCTGGACGGCGAACGGCAGGTGGATGGTGCTGCTGAAACTGTTCCGACCGGGAAGGTCGGTAGGCTGTGTGGTCACGGTGACCTCTGCTTTCGTGTGTGTAGGGGCGCCGAGTCGTGGGGTCGCCGGGCCTGCAAGCGGGCGGCCCTTCGGCGCGTTCAGGGATGGATCAGGCGGCGTCGGCCGCTGGCCTCAGCACCCGCGTTTTGTGGGCCGAGGCGAAGAGCGCCCGCAGCTGCTCGCGCATCTCGGGCCGCAGAGGAGGCGCGGCGTCGACCTGCTGACGGACCGCCTCGACGACGGCCGGGCCCAGAAGGCGTTCCGCTTCAGCTCGGGAGAACTCGGGCGCCGGGGCCATCAGGCGGGCACCGCGACCATGTGGGCGGGCTCGGGCGGAGCCTCGACGGTGCGACCGGTGTGCTCCCACAGGACCATGAGGTCGACTCCCAGCCGTTTGGCAATTGCCGCTGCCTCCGCCTGAGTTGCCGTCTGGCGCCTTCCGTTGCGCAGGTGGTCGATCTTGCTCGGGTGGCAGCCGGCCGCGTCGGCCAGCTCCCGGACACTGACTCCGCGCCCGTCGCCGGTGCGCTTCATGAGCAAGACCAAGAGGTCAGGGCTCACGAGGGCCATCGGGTTGTGCTGGGCACGCATGTGTCACCTCCGTAGACGCTGTGTGCGTTTCCGTGAACAAGCTCGACAGTACACACCCGTAGACGGTCTGTCTACGCAAACGCACAGGCCGCTCAAATCGCGTCATCACCCCCTGAGGGGATGGCGCTCACACGGTGTTCACGTAGACACTTTGTGCTGGGGGGCAAACGGTTGTGCCCGCTGACCTGGTATTTGCTCAGTTATTGACCGACGTAACGTAGGCATCTGGCGTCACGCAGGGGAGCGAAAGGGCACAATGCACGCCATGACCGAGCAGCGGACCGACTTCACCGACCTACTCCGGCAGCGCCGGCAAGAGCTTGGCCTCAGCCTGCGCGAGATGGAGGCTCGGTCTGTGCACGCCGAGAGCGGAGTTCAGGCGAAGTTCGGCTGGCTCTCCAAGGTGGAGAACGGCAAGCCTGTCGACACGCCGAAGGAAGACCTCATCCGCGCCCTGGCCGTCGGGTACCGGCTGCCAGAGGACGTCTTGAAGGCCGCCGCGGCGCGACAGTTCCTCGGCTACGACCCGGCCGGCGACTCGTCTGTGGTGTGGAGCGATGACATGACAACACGCATCATCGTCGCCCGCGCGGAGGAGATGTCCGAGGAGGATCGCCGGGAGCTCGCCGAAATCGCTGAGATCTTTGCCCGCAGGCGCACGCAGCGTGACGAAAAACCGCACGAATAGTACGACTTTCAGTTACCGATTGATTCACTCTGGTCACAGCCTGCGCTATATGGCACAGTCAATGATCCGCCTGGGGGGCGCAAACGGATCACTCCGCACACACATTCGAACACTAGAACGAATGTGCGGTGTGCGGCTGTACCTGGGGAGGCAGTGCGATGGCGGACGGGGAGATCACCAGGCCGCGCGACGAAGAGTCGACTGACCGGAAAGTGCCCCACAGGGCGGGTTTCGAACCCACCCAGTTCCAGTTGGATATGCGCGACGCTCTGCCCGGCGACCGGGCGATCATCGCCGTCGAGCAGAACGGCGCGCTGGTCTGGGTCGCCTCCAAGAAGCATGTCCCGCCCCATGTGGCCTCCGACATCACGGAGCTGATGCAGCGCTTCGTCCTCGACTATCGACAGAACTGGCCGGGCGCGTAGCAAACCGTTCCTGCGGTTTTAAAACCGCACTCCCTCAGGCTTCGACCTAGCGAAGCCCTGCGAAGCACGGTCCTATCGTGGCACGCTGAGGCATGGCCATCGACGCACCCGGTATCCCGACCCGCGCCATCATCTACTGCAGGATCAGCCGCGACCGCGAAGGCGCCGGCCTCGGCGTCGAGCGGCAACGCGAGGACTGCGAAGCGCTCGCCAAGCAGCTCGGCGTCGAGGTCTACGCCACGTACTCGGACAACGATCTGAGCGCCTACAGCGGCAAGCCGCGCCCCGGATACCAGAAGCTGCTCACCGACCTGCGAGCCGGGCACGCAGACACCGTCCTGGCCTGGCACACCGACCGCCTCCACCGCTCCCCGGCCGAGCTGGAGGAGTACATCGACGTCTGTGAACCCCGGGGCGTCCAGACCCGTACGGTCAAGGCCGGCCACCTCGACCTCTCCACGGCCACCGGCCGCATGATCGCTCGACAGCTCGGTGTGCAGGCCCGCTACGAGGTTGAGCGCATGATCGAGCGGCAGAAGCGCAAGCGGGACGAGATGGCTGCCCACGGGAAGTTCTTCGGCGGCCGCCGGCCCTTCGGATGGGAGGCAGATGGAGTCACCCCGCGGGGACTAGCCTGCTTCGGGTGCGGGCGGGACGAGCCGAGCGACTTCCTCCTGACCGTCGGCTGTCGAGAGTGCGGCACGGACGGCCACATCGACGGCTGGGCATGCACCAGCTGCGGAGCGCCGAGCGGGCGGCACGTGCGGGCCGACTGCCGAAGCTGCGGGGCTGCAGCCAACATCCTTGAGGACGGCGAATTCGCGCGGATCCGGCAGGCTGCCGACGCGGTGCTGGCCGGGGCCTCCCTGCGGTCTATCGCTGCGGAGTGGAACGCCATGGACCCGCCGGTGCTGACCAGCACCGGGCATGCGTGGGCGCCCGCAGAGGTGGGGACCATGCTCCGGCGCCCCCGCAACGCGGGCATCCTCGTGCACCGCGGCCAAGAGGCCGGGCCCGGGAACTGGCCGGCGGCCCTCGACGAGCCGACGTGGCGCAGTCTCATGGCCCTCCTGGACGACCCGTCGCGCCGGACGACTCCAGGCAACGAGCGCAAGCACCTGGGCACCAACGTGTACGAGTGCGGGAAGTGTGGCGCCGGCGTGCGCGTGGTCACCAGCAACAGGAACGGCGGCAAGCAGTACATGACGGCGTATGCGTGCCGCGTCGACAAGAACCACGTGGTGCGGAAGATCGAGCCAGTGGATCAGTACGTGCAGCTGCTCGTCCTCGAGCGGCTCAGTCGCCCGGACGCTGCTGATCTGCTGGCTGCCCGCGAGGATCCGGTCGACGTGCGTGGTGCTCAGCGGCAGATGAGGGAGGCCCGCGCGACCTTGGATGCCTTGGCCGCCGCTCTTGGTGCTGGCGAGATGGACATCCAGGAGTGGCGTGTGGCCCGGCAGTCCGCGCGTGACCGGCTGGAGCAGGCGGAGGCGGTGCTGGCTCATGCTGTCGAGGTGAACCCTGTGGCGGGGCTGGTGGGGGCGGGCGACA